GTGGAGTCCCCTGCGTTGTCGCTGGAGGCGATGAAGTCGGAACTCGTCGCGAACCCGGAGCGCCTTGGGAAATTCCTGCAAGCCTCGGCGATGTTTGAAGACTTCGTAGACGAGGTCAAGACGGCAGCGAAGGAGCAGATGGCAACCGGCGTGGTTGTGCCTGGTTGGAAACTCCAAGAGGAGGCGGGCCGCGAGCATTTCGACCGGATCGCCATCGTCCGGGCGGCAATTGCCGGCAAATCGGGCCTCGATGATCTCGTCGCCAACCTCGGCGGAAAGATGACTGGCACGAAATTCCGCGAGTGGTGCGCGAAGATGGGTGTGCCGGTGCAGGAGGAGCAGGCCGTGGTCGGCAAGAAGATCGTGAAGCTCGTCGTGGACAAACCCAAGAAAGTGAGGGCATCCAAATGAGCGGTGAGGAACTGCGCGAGCGCGGCATCGTCGCCGTGGATGCGAACACGCCGGAGGATTGGAAGGCGACCGCTGACCAAGTGATCGGGTGGTTGGCCCGGAACGGCGCGGAGTTTACCGCCGAGGATGTCCGGCCTTGGGTGGGCGAGCCTCCCCACCCGAATGCATGGGGAGCGAGATTCTCGGCAGCGGTAAAGGCAGGGGTGATCACTCACCTCTGCTACCGCAAGGCGAAGCGGGCAAGCGCCCATTGCCGGGTGCTGGCTGTTTACAGGGGGGCGCATGAATGAGCTACACCTATTTGCTGGAGCAGGGGGAGGAATCCTCGGCGGCATCCTTCTCGGACATACCCCCGTCTGTGCTGTCGAGATTGAACCTTACTGCCGGAAAGTCCTGCTCCAAAGGCAGCGGGACGGAATCCTGCCAAAGTTCCCAATCTGGAATGATGTCACCACCTTCGATGGAAAGCCGTGGAGAGGAAAAGTCGATGTCGTCTGCGGAGGGTTCCCTTGCCAAGACATCTCAATCGCTGGGGGGGGGGCTGGAATTGAAGGCCAACGAAGCGGACTCTGGTCAGAAATGGCCCGAATCATTGGCGAAATACGACCAAGATTCGCGTTCATGGAGAACAGCCCAATGCTTGCTCTTCGAGGACTTGGGCGAGTCCTTGGAGACCTTTCCGAATTGGGGTATCATGCGAGGTGGGGAGTGTTGGGAGCAAACCACATTGGAGCAAGGCATAAACGGGAGAGATTGTGGATTGTTGGGAACTCCTTTGGCAAGGATGTGGAAGTATCGGAAGTGGTGGAACCGTTCAAAGCCGATGGGCAATTTGGACGAGTTGCCAGCTACGAATCCAGAAATGTATGGGCATCTGGCTGGCAAGCAAATGAGCCTAACATGGTTGGAGCATCACATGATATTTCCACTTGGGTGGACAGATCGCGAGCCATTGGGAATTCACAAGTTCCAGGAGTGGCAGCACTCGCATTCCAAATTCTTGGAGGGAAGCTCAAATGACTAAGCGCCCTGCATTTCAATTCTACCCCGGCGACTGGCTGGGGTCGCAGCGGGTTTCCCTGCTCACTCTGGAGGAGGAGGGGGCTTATCTGCGGTTGCTGGCATCGTGCTGGCAACACGGGTCGATCCCTTCAGACCCCGACATGATCGCGAGACTCATAGGCAAGGGTGCTTCAACTACCCTTGCAACTACCCTTGCAACTATGTTCCAACAACACCCCAACAACCCTGCTTTGCTAGTGCATGACAGACTTGAGAAGGAAAGGGAGAAACAGGACGCTTGGTCAGAAAAATGCCGCGAAGGTGGCAGAAAGTCCGCCGAAATGCGGAAAATTGGCAAGGGTAGTTCAAGTCTAGTTGAAGGGTTGTTGGAAGGTGGTTCCAACAAAAAGGCAACTCTTCAGTCTTCTATTACTATTACTAATACTTCTTCTAAAGAAGAAGTAGGGGTGGAGTTCCCGGCGAACCTCAAGTCGGCGGATTTTGGAGCGGCGTGGGAAAGCTACCTTTCCTACCGGAAATCCTCCCGACTCAAATCCCTCGCCCCGGCATCGATCCAAGCTCAACTCCGAAACCTCTCGGATATGGGCCATGACGAGGCCATCGAGGCGATCAATCAGTCTATCGCCAACGGGTGGCAAGGCATCTTCCCGCCCAAATCCAAGAAACCGGCCCCGGCCAAAGCGAAGGAGGTCGATCTCACATGGTAGCCACCGTTCAAGCCTGTGCGACACCGGAGTGCTTCAACTCCGTGCCGGTTCCGAGCGAGGATTTCGTGCGCTTCTTTCCGACGATGAAGATTCTCTGCGAGGACTGCGACCTTCGCCGGATCGAGATGCTCAAGCAGGAGCAGGCGTTATTGGAGCAACAAAGGCGGCAGGAGGCTTTCCACACCCTCTGCCCCCCACTCTACCGCGAAAGCGATCCCGAACGCATTCCAGCGGCATTCCTGCGCGAATGCGAGGCATGGGAGGTTTCGCCGATGGGGCTGGGTTTTGTCGGAATTGCGGGAACCGGCAAGACCCGTGCGGCGTGGATGCTTCTCAAACGCCTTCACTTCAGCGGGGTTCGCGTGTTTGGCATCACGGCCACGGCATTTGCCAAAGCCTGTGCCGACCAATGGCACGATGACCCGCAGGCGAAAAACATGGCTGAGGACACGCTGACCCGGTGCCGCCGCACGAAGGTGCTGCTTCTCGACGACCTCGGGAAAAACAAGATGACCGAGCGGGCGGAACTGGAACTTTTCGACCTGCTGGAACACCGCACCTCGCATGAGTTGCCGGTGATCTGGACGGCGAATGCGGGCCGCGAGGCGCTGAAACAAATGCTCTCGTCGGATCGCGGCGAGCCGATCCTTCGCCGGTTAGCGGAGTTCACAAAGATTGTGACGGTATGAATCGCACAAAGTTTTGACTGATACCAAGTGAACACGCTACAACACTACCTCCACGCGCAGAATTACGACGAGATCGACACGATGAACACCCTCCAAGACCACGGCATAGTGAGCGACAATTGCGTGACCGCTGCCGAGGTTGGCGACACCGGCAAAGCGGTTTCGTTCCTCAACAATCTCCCGCCAGAACAAAAACCAAAGAAAATACACAAAACAAAATGATTACATTATCCATTGATGTCACCCAACTCGATAAAAACCGCTTCAAGCGGATCACCCGCAAAAACGGCAACCAGGCAGTCTTCGCCGACCTCGTTTTGATTCCGACCCCCGGAGGCGAATTCGGGGATTACATGGTCAAGCAGTCGATCTCCAAGCAGGAGCGCGAGAGCGGAATCCAGACCCCGATCCTTGGCAACGCCAAGCAGGTCGTCCCCATCGAGAAAGCCACCAAGGAAATCAAAACCCATGTCGAAAAAACCCACACCGAAGAAGGTGAAGAAATCCCGTTCTGATCAAGTTTCGACTGATACCACGCGACCCCCATCGCGTGAGTATCACACCAACGGGGTCTGTGACTTGGTCTGCAATATCATTTTGCAGGCCGTCGATGACATATGGAACACGCAGCGGTATAAATCCAAGCACCAGCAGGCGATTATCACCGAGGCTCGGCGGACGGCGCGGCATTTTTTGAAAGGACGACCCTATCAGCAAATTTGCTCAATTATGCCAATGCCATTACCTGCGGACAAAATTAAGGAAGCGGCGTTTCACCCGGCCAAGTTTCCTCAAATCATCGCCATGCTCCGGGCGCGAAAAAAACGATGAGCGACACACCAGAAACGGATGCACTAACATCAGTTGGATTGGAAAATGCCGACCGCGAATGTGTGCCTTCAGGATTTGCTCGCATATTGGAACGCGAGCGCGACGAGGCGAGGGAGGTATTGAAGGAAATCGCCGAAGCAAGCGGCTTCGACAATATAGGAAACTGGGCAAGGAACAAAGCCTTGGAGGCGCTGAAAACCAAGTGAACTGGACACATGAACAACTTCGACAACTCGGCTACCGGCAAAATCCCGATGGCAGCTACTCTCACACTTCAACTTCCGGGATACCTCACCCCAAGCCTCAACCGGCTCCTCGGACAACATTGGACTGCCCTGCAAAAGGAGAAAGTCCGCGCCCGCCGCGCACTCGACTCCGCATTGAAAGAAAATCCATTCGCCTACTTGATGCAGACAACTACGCAGGAGGATGCAAGCCGCTCATCGACCAGTTGCGCTACGCAAAGCTCATCCCGGACGACGACCCGGAAAGCGTCGAAATCCTCTTTGTTCAAACCAAAGTCCAAACCAAGAAAGAAGAAATGACCCAAGTGGAAATCACGCGAAGCTACGGGGATTCTAAAGGGGGATGACGAAAACTTGTCAAGAGCTATTTTGACTGATACCAATTACCCAATGAAAATCAACCCGAAACAAGAGGCGTTTTGCCAAGGCGTTGCCAGCGGTCTCTCGCTGACTCAAGCCTACATCCGCGCCGGTTATTCCGAAAAGGGAGCCGGACAAGGAGGCGAGAGGATGTTGAAAAATGTTGATATTGCCAATCGAGTGGACGAACTCCGCGCCAAGGTCGAAGAGAAGATGACCTACAAACGCGAAACCTACCTTGAAACCTTGCGCGAACGATTCATGGAGATGCCGCCGGAATCGGCAACCTGTGCGAAGTATGGGGAAATGCTCGCCAAGGCGATGGGATGGAACGAGCCGGACAAGATCGACATCGCAGCGGTGCTGGATGTGAACATCCGAATCGGTGGCAATTAACATCGACATCGTGCCGCGCCCGCAGTTGGCCGGGTATCTCTCGCGCACCCAACGCTGGGCCGTGATGGTGCTGCACCGCCGCGCCGGGAAGAGTTTTGTCTGCATCCAAGACCTCATCGCGAAGGTCTTCACCCACAAACGCCCCGGCCCGCCGCTCCGCTACGCCTATGTGGCTCCGACCCGCGAGCAGGCCAAGGACATCGCTTGGAAATACCTTGTGCAGTTCACCGCGCAAATCCCCGGCGTGGTGGTGAACAAGGCGGATTTGCAGATCACATTTCACAACCAGGCTACCATTCGCCTCTACTCCGGCGAAGCCTACGAGCGCCTGCGAGGCATCTACCTCGATGGCGTGGTCATGGATGAAGCTGCGGACATTGACCCGGCGGCGTGGGACAATGTCATCCGACCAACACTCACCGACTACATGGGATGGGCGACATGGGTCGGAACGCCGAAGGGGCGCAATTCGTTTTGGCGGCAATGGAACCGGGCGTGCGCCGATCCCGAATGGTATACGCTGATGCTCAAGGCGAGCGAGAGTGGGATCATCGCCGAGGAGGAACTCCGCGACATCCGGCGCGGCACCACGGAAAACGCATTTCAGCAGGAATACGAATGCAGTTTCAATGTGGGACGCCCCGGGGCGATCTATGTTCGCAACCTCGAAAAGGCGCGATCCGAGAAGCGAATCAGCAACGACATCCTGTGGTTCAAGGAACTGCCGGTCTACACCTCATGGGATGTGGGCGCTCCGCTGAACCAGAAGGTTTGGGTGTGGCAAATGGTGGGCGACCGGATCAACTATCTGGAGGCATTGAGCGGGGATGATGAGTGCAAGACGCCTGCGGACTGGGCTGCGAGGCTCAAGGCCAAGCAGTATGCGTATGGCTCGCATTTCCTCCCGCACGATGCCTCCACGGAAAATGGCGGACTCTGGCAAGGGGCGCTTGCGACCGCCGGGTTGACCGGCGTTGTGCCGGTGCCACGGCAACTTTCGGTTTGGGATGGAATCAATTTGGCCAACGATGCGTTTCCGCGAATCCATTTTGCCGAGGCCGGGTGCGTCGATGGTCTTGACGCGCTCGATGCCTACCACAGCAAAGAGGAGCGCGATGGCGTCACGATCAAGGATGTGCCGGTGCATGATTGGAGCAGCCACTACTCCGATGCGTTCTCGCTTTCTCATCAAGCGATCTCCAGAGGCATGGTGATCGACCGCAGCGCGATTGCTCGCAAGCCGACATCCGGCAACCCGGTCAAAGTCATGGCGGGATTCCGAGGCGGGTTCTCGCGGGTGAGGCGATGAAACGCGAACTGGAACTCCAAATTTTCAATCTCTACCGGCGGTATCCGCAGCCGCGATCCTTCGCGGAGGAGGTCGAGTTGACCGCATGGAATGGGGTGGTTATCAACACCGAGGACTTCTTCATGCTGGCCCGCCCGGTGGACATTCACGACCCCGAGGAACGCTGGCGTGATGCCGCGCACACATACCACAGGTTGTGTCAGAACTGCTGGCTGATCACTATATATTGTGGTATCAGTCAAAATAACCCTTGCAATTTTGCTCCCTATCAGTTGCCTTACATCGCATGGAGTCGGCGAGACCGCCCGCTCCGAGTTTACGAAACCCAAAAACTCCAAAAGCGATGCGACTTACTGACCACGAAATCAACCCCATCCTCTCTCCCTGCCTAGCTTGGTTCGGAGGAGGAAGCAAAGGACCAAGCAAGCAAGAGAAGCAGGCCGCGCAACAGCAGCAACAGCAGATGCAGCAAGCCGCCGCGCAGCAAGCCGCCGCGCAGCGCCAGCAGATGGAAATGCAACGCCAGCAGTTTGAGGAGCAAAAACGCCAGCAGGAGGAAATGCTCCGCCAGATGGAAGCCAACAAGCCCGCGCCCGGAGCGCAGGTTGACCCCGGCAACCCGCAGGCCGACATGGCGGCAGAGACCGCTCGTCGCAAGGGAATGCGGAAATCCATCCTCGCCGGGGAATCTTCGCAGGCTCCCATGACGACCGGCTACTCGACCCTCGGTTGATTCAGTTTTGACTGATACCAAATGACCGGAAAGAATCCCGAACTCGCTGACAAGGTTTTGCAGCGCCATGCGGAACTCGTTCATCAGCGGGCGACATGGGAATCACTCTGGGAGGACATCGCGAAATTCGTCATGCCCCGGAAGGCGACGATGTTCACGCAGACGACCTCGCCCACCACCGAAGACGAGGCGCAACTTTTCGACGCCACCGCCGTGCGGGCAAACATGATCTTGGCCAATGGTCAACTCAGTTGGATGACCCCACTCGAAAGCCGGTGGTTCAGCTTGGAACCGCCGAAGGCGATGGAATCCGAAGACGACATCGAGCAATGGTTCAAGCGTTGCACCGAGGTCATGCAGGCCGAACTCAGCCGGTCCAACTTCTACACCGAAATCCACGAACTCTATCTGGACCGTGGCGCGTTCGGCACGGCGGCGATTCTTGTGGAAGCCGGGAAGAACAATTCCCTAAATTTCACGAAGCTCGATCTCGGATCGTTCGCGATCAGCGAGGACGACGAAGGCTATGTGGATACGCTCTCTCGCGAGTATGAGATGACGGCACGGCAGGCCGCGCTCAAGTTCGGCGTCGAGAACTTGACCGACTCGATGAAGAAGGAACTGGAGAAGCCCAACTCCAACCGCAAGTTCGCGTGCGTCCATCTCATCGCCCCTCGCGGCCCGGGCGAGATTGAAATGGGCAAGCGCGATGGCGCAAACAAACCCTACGCCAGCGTGTATGTGGACAAGGCATCGAAGCATGTCTTCCTGTCCTCGGGGTTCGATGAGCAACCGTTCTTTGTCACCCGCTACCTCAAGTGGAAAAACTCCGAGTGCTACGGCTACTCGCCATCGTGGACCGCTCTCCCAGAGTGCAAGCAACTCAACTTCCTCGAAAAGCAACTCGACTCCCTCGCTGAGATTCATGCGTTCCCTCGCATTCTGATCCCTGCCGGATTCGATGGAGACATCGACCTCCGCGCCGGGGGCGTGACCTATTTCGATCCGAACAACCCCAACGCCACGCCACGGGAGTGGGGAACCAATGGGCGCTACGATATCGGCGTCGAGCGGGCCGAACAAAAGCGCAAGGCGATCAACGAAGCCTTCCATGTGGACTTGTTTCAAATGTTCGCGCAGTTGCAAAAGCAGATGACCGCCCGCGAAGTTGCCGAGCGAGCCAGCGAGAAACTCATCCAATTTTCCCCGACTTTTGCGCGACTCACCACGGAGCTATTCAATCCGCTCCTTCGCCGGGTCTTTGCGATCCTCGCCCGCGCTGGCAAGTTCCCTCCCCCACCCCAACAACTCACGATGGTCGGTTACATCCCCGAGCCGGATGTCGCCTACAACTCGCGAATCGCCCTCGCGATCAAGTCTCTCGAAAACGCTGCCTTCATCCGCACCAGCGAGATGCTTCTGCCCTATGTGCAGATAAAGCCCGACATGCTCGACAATTTCGATTTCGACGAAATCTGCCGCGATATGGCCCGCAACGATGGTCTTCCCGCCCGCTGGCTCATGGAGGAGGAAATGGTCGCGCAACAACGAGCCGCCCGCGCCCAAGCTCAACAGCAGGCCATGCAGGCGCAGCAGATGGAGCAGGCCGCGAGCGCCCTTGGCAAGGCGGGCAGCGTGAAGCAGGACTCCGCACTCGCCGGGATGCTCCCCGGCATGATGGGACAAGCGTGATGGCTCCCGAGGACAAAGCCGCCGCCCTTCGCCGCGAGCGTGAGCGCCAGAAAACGACCAACGCCTACCACCGTGTGTTCAGCACCAAGGAAGGCCAAGCGGTCATCGCCGACCTCAAGGCGCAGTTCGCCACCGAAAGCCAAGTCTTCCTGCCTGGTTACGATTTCAACCCTGTGGTCGCCGCCCTTCGCGATGGTCAGCGCGGTGTGGTCCTGCACATCGAATCAGTCCTCCGCAGGCCGGTCATCGCAGACGGCGACATCGAAGCCCCCAAACGAAAGGTGAAAAAATGAGCAAGAAAACCGAACCCAAAAAAGACATCCCG